AGCCCTAAGTCGTTCTCTTCAAAAAGTAAGCCTGATGTTGAGTCAGGCCTGGAGTTAAATCTTAATACTTTTAGCTTCATTTTAGAAGAACATTTTAACCAGCACCCCAACAACCGTTGCAAAAATAATCCAAAGAGCCTTTGTAACATTTGATTTCCACCTTTTCATGTCCTGGAACTCTTGAAGTAAATCTTCATACTTCTCAAATTTAGTTTCCCTAAAGTCTGTATTTTTATTTACACGAGAAACAAACCCATCGTCAGGATTTAATAAACTTGAGGTTAATCTGTCAAGTTTACTATCCATAGAGTCAAGCTTGTCCTCAAAAGAGTCCATTCTCTGTTTCATTAACGCTATTTCTTGTGCTGCTGTAGCCATTATTATTTAGTTGCAACAAACATTTCTAAATCACAACCATCTGCCGCCTCAGGAACTGCAAGTGCATATACAGTAAAAAACCTATTGTGGTTGTTGGCGTTAGTAGCATCTCTACCCTCAATAGTTCCAGCACCAGCTAAGAAAACATGGTCTTGCAACAAAAAGCTTGCCCCTGGATTTAAAAGAACAACATAGGTAGCGGATGCAGGGTTAGTATCACAAACACCATCATTGTTTGTTACCCTTAAATATACAGGGTAGTTATCATCAAGGTTTGTAAATCTTGCATAAGAGAACTTTGTTACATCAATATCTCCAGCACTGTTTGGTGCGTTAGTAGCCGCTATTAAACTCACAAAATCTTGAGTCCTGTCAACATAAGGAGGGATGGTCATTATTCTTTGATAAACCTCATCTATGTTTGTAAGAGTGCTTGTCGTAACACCTCCGTATGTAGTTCCGTTAAGTGTTACCGAATCTGTTATTACACTTGTTAAGGTTGCGTCTTGTACTGTAGTTGCCATATATATTTTTAAAAAGTTGTTAATCTTGATTGGATTTGGAAGCTAACATTGTCTCTTCCTGGTATGTTTACCGCTATAACTATCATTCCGTCTGTTGGGAAAGGCCCTGCTGCTGGCGATATACCAAAACAAGTTGCGTCTCTATCTCCTGCTAAAGTTACTAAGTCATTACCTAAAGCGGTATTGTTGTCAGTATGCGTTGTGTTACATAGAGTGCTAACACTAAAAGCAATTATATCAACTTGTTGACCAGCAGTTCCTGATATAAACCCTCTAAAACCCTCAAAAGTCTCTCCCTGTCTATAATAATAGCAAGCCCCACCCATAGCCTCTGTAAGAGAAAATCTTGAAGCTCTTGGTGCAAGAGAAAACTTATATGCGTGAGTATCTTGCATATTTTTTATCCAAAGCCCTGTGCCAAGATTTGATGCAAAAGCTCTTATAGGGGTGTGAGTAAATACACCATTACTGAATGTTATGTAATCAGAAGATGATAAATAACCGTCTGTTGTTGAGTTTGCTTGAGTTATGCTTATAGCTGGAGTTGTACCTCCTGAAGATACTATTGGAGCTGTGCCAGTAACAGCAGTTACCGTTCCTGAGCCACCGCCTCCTGGAAGCCACTCTATAACCCCTGAAGTTGATGTTAAAACAGTAGTTCCTGTATAAGTTTTTGTGTTTACAAACTCAAAATTAGTATCCCCATCAACTGTGTCAGGAGAGTCGGTCATACCATTAAATGTAACTTTACCTGTTCCGTCAACAGTTGTTGTTAACTTACCCCAAGAACCAGTTTGTCTGTCAAACTCCTGCTGTATTTCAGAAGCAATAGTTATAGCTGAGTCGTTTGCAGCTATATCTATTTTTATTTGATGATAACCTGGAAGCGGAACATGAGTATCAGTTTCTCCAGCAACATCAAAGTAACACTCTCCCTTATTGCTTTCATCTAAAAAAACATAAAACTTTCTTTCATGAAGTCCTCCAGCTATATCAGGCCCACAAGTTATTCTTGTTTCTGTTCCATAGGGAGATGTGTTCCAATCCAGTAAACCAGCATCACTCTTTGTTAAAACACTTGAGTTGTTTGATACACTAAAGTCTTTTGGTGGGTGTAGCTGGTCGTTTGGTAAATCAGGATGAAAATTAGTTGCCATATTAGTATAATATTATTCCGTTTAGTTTACTTACCCCACCCTTATTTTCATTACAGTAATCAGGATAAGCTTCATCGTTCTCGTTTAAAAACTCAATCATTCTTCTTTGATATGTGTCTGACTTTTTAAATGTTTCATTTCTAAGGAAGTTTAACTTCTTAGAATCTACAGGCATAGTAAAGTCTGCAACATTCTCAACAACCCCCTGTGAGGTTGTATTATAAGACATATCAGGCATCATCTCAAACTTAACACCGAAAGCTAAGTATTTTTGTATATAGTCCTCTAAAAGGACTCCGTTTGGCCTCCTAAATTTAAACTTAGAAAATGCGTTTGTGGTTTTTGCAGCTCCTGAAACCTTGAATTTAGTTACAAGCCCAGCCGCATTTGTTTCTACAGAAACGACCTTGTTAAATCCTCTACAACAAGCACCATCTGTATTGTTACTATCTTCGTAAAGAGGCAAATCAACAGAAGTAACAAAATCATTTACCTGTATATGATTAACTGGAGTGCTTAGTGTAACATTAATATCTCCACTTGCAGTAACACAATCAACATCAATCCATGTGTACTGAACATTATTATTGACCTCCTCAGAAATAGTTTCATAAAGCTTTTCTCCAATAGCAGGCTGTATAAAGTTAAGTTCTGCAATTTCTACAAAAGCAGGCTTAACTAAATACTTATCTGTATTTTTATTAGTAAAAGCTGTATCAATTACTTGCTTCGGAGTTATCAGGGCCATCTTTTATCTTATTTTTTTCTATTAATAAATTTTCCAACTCCTCTTCTGTTAGTTCAGGCAAGTGAAATATTCTTCTTCCCTCTTGAACTGAAACATAATCAGTAGGGTTTATAGCACCAAGCATAGTAACTGGAGGTTTATTTACTATGTGCAGGTCAGAAACATTGTAACCTGCGTGCCTTTTTAACACTTTCTTTAATTCTCTACACATCATGTATTGAGGCTCTCTAATAACTGTTGACATAACTATATCGTATATAGTCAAAATCTGCTGGTTATTCCCTAAAGAACCTGCAACCTGTATTCCTGATAAAGCAGGATTCCATCTGTGTGCAGAAATTATGTTATCATTAGTAATGGTTTGTAGTTCCATAAAAGAACCATCACTTGTGTCGTTTATAACTTGAACATTTGAGGCAGACTCGTCTCCATTCTTAGCTATAAATAATATTTTAGAGTTGTTGTTTTCTCCAGTAAGCTTTTCTCTTGCCTCATCAATAAAGAGTTGTGCCTCTTCTTCTGACATATCTGCCCCTAATTCAATAATTGCAGACGGCATAAAGCCATTCTTAAATCTTGTAAGGTTGTACTTACCTATTTGATTTGCTATCTTTATATGGTCTAAAGCTGCTACATAATCAGGTAAACCATAATAATAATATGTGCTCTCATAATCACAGAAGTGGATTACAGAACGCTGAACACCCTTTGCGTACTTTTTAAATGTAGGGTATATATCAAGAGACTTAATCTTCTCTTCACTTCTCCTTACATCTGCCCAGTTAGGGTGGAATAGTATTTTCTTTTTATCTTTAGCAACTCTACCTGTAGTTGCATCGTGATGATAAAGATTGACATAACCCTTACCAACAACAACTTCAAGATATGCGTTACCAAAAGTCCAGTAGTCATCAGACACTTTTCTCATAACATCATCGAGACTTTCTCCGTCTGCGTTGACATCTTGTATATATTCGTCAAGAGACTCGTCTAAAGTATGAAAACCCTCTCCAATAGTAAAGGTTGTTTTAGTGTTTAGAATTGCCCTGTGAGTAGAGGCAGCTCTTGATAACTCACTTAAATGTTGAGGAAATAAATTATCATCCCCAAAAGGAATCCAGCTATTTTTGAGCTTATCCAGCCTTTTTACCTCCTCAGGAACATCCTGTGCAAGGTCTTTAGAGAATCCGTAAGCAAGAAGTTTATTTTTCTTCGCTGGCTTTTGATGATACCTGCTTCTCTTCTTTTTTACCTGCTGTTTCTTTGATTCCATTTACCTTTTTCTTTTTAGTAATTTTCTTTTCTTCGTCTGAAGAAACATAAGGCTTGCCCATATCATAAAGCTCTTTTAAAAGCTCTTGATTGTCTGAAACAATAGACTTAGTGTTTTTATAACAAAAATCAATTCTTGTTTTAGATAAGACAACCTCTTCACAGCCATTTTTTGAAAACCACTTTATATTTAGTTTATAAGCCATAATTTTATTTTTATAATGCAAACATAAAGAAAATTTGGGAGGATGTCAAGCACCCCCCCATTTTTTCAATTTATTAATAGCTTATTAAGCTACAGTCCAAGCACCAGTGAATGATGCTGGTGGTGTCATACCAGCAGTAAGACCGATTGGGTACTCAGCTTGCTCTCCTGTTAATGTAACATTAGTTCCATTAGCATCTTGAAGTGCAAGACCTGTAGTCTCCTCTCCTGTTGTAAAGTCTAAGTAAGCGTTAGATTCAAATATTTCATCGTATCCTAAGACGAACTTATAAGTTACTGCTGGAGAAGCACAGTCATCTGCGTAAGTTTCAGCTATTGCAAATAAACCACACGATTGAGCTAATTCATCTAATACCAAGTTAACTGCTGGAGTTACTTTTGGTATGTAGAAAATTAATTCAACAGTGATGATTGTACTTCCGTTTTCACGAGAAGCGTTTGCGTTAAAACCACCTGTTCCTCTATCAAAGTCAAATTGATATAAAGAAACTGTTGGGAATGAAGTGTATGAGTTTGTAGGGGCATCATAAGTTGGTGCACCTGTCAAACTATCTTTTTCCATAAGCCAAATGTTTTTCAATCCACCTCTTCGGTTTCTATCACAACATATAACCTCATGTCCTTGTGTAATTGCCATAATTATTTATTTTAAAAGTTATTAATTAGTAAGTGATAGTTGCAACTAAAGAATTGTCTTTCAACGCAACTCCGAATGAATAGTTCATTCTAAATCTGTTTTCTTTACAATCTCTGTTATACCACATATCTACATCCTGAATAGACCAGTCAGTACCTACAGCAAGAGCATCCTTAGCAACTAAGAAAGCACACTCAGTGTTACCAACAGCACTTGGAGCACCAGTAGGTAAAGTACCACCGTAAGCAGCGATATTTACATCAAAGTCAGGCATAACCATCATTGGGATACCATTAAAAGATAAGTTAGCGATACCACCTTGTAAGTCTTGGTAAGCACCTTGAACACCTATACCAGTCAACTCAGCTCTATACTTGTCAGCAAATGAACGAGAAACGAACATCATTTGGTCAGAACCAGCTAATTCGTTAGAACGAGCAATCATAAGTGCGTTAAGAGAATCTATAGCAGCAGTTGCACCTGGAGCATAAGTTACTTGTTGTGCAGCAGGAATACCTGAAGCAGCTTGCCATATACCGTCAGCTAAAGCTTGTGTACCTGCACCACCTGTAGCCTTACCCCACCATAGGATAGTAGAAAAGTCTCTCTTAATACCACCTAAAAGAATTTCAGAAAGCATTTGCATAATTACAGTTCCAGTAAGGTCATTTCTTTCGATACCTTGTCTCATGAACTGAGATTTAATGTGATTGAATAAAGCATGAGCTCTTTGTCTGTGCTCTACCTCTAAACGAGTTAATGTTAATGTTACATGACTGTTTTCTGAACGAGTAGCCTCATCCTCAAAACATCCGTCATTTAACGCTTTAGTAACATCTTTAAGTGCACTATACTTGTCAAGAACAATAGAAGCACCTGAGATATTAGTCATTACATCAAAATGAGCTAAGTCATTGTTTGATATAAATAGTGGCTGTAAAAAATACTTTGCAGCATCTTCTTGATTCCAGCTAATTGGGTTTTCAATAATATTTGCCATTTTTATTTAATTTTTTGTTAATTTTTTAAAAAATATTTACTAAGTTGTCCCACTCAGTAGATTTACCCTCAGATTTTACTGGAGTTGGGTCTTTCTCAGGAACAACATTACTTGAAGTACCCTCGTACTTCGCTAATTTAGTTTCTAAACTTTTTACTTCGTCAATTAAAGCAACAAGGTTAGATTCTTTCTCTTCCAAAGCGGCAGAAAGGTCAGTTAAGTTATCTTCAGATGCTGCAATAGCAAATTCCAACTCACTAATCTTATTAGCAACTTCTTCGTTTTCAAGAACATTCACTACTTCTGCTTCATCAACTTTATTTTTTTTGTTGAATAAATCAGAAATGAAGTTCTTTAACTCTTCAATTTGATTTTCCATTTTAAATGATTTTTTGTTAGATTTAAACATATCAGCTACAATGCTTGTGTTTTTGTAGTTGAGCTTTTTAATATCAAACTTAGCCGCCAAAGCAATAGGTTCTTCAACATAGTCGATAAAACCAGCTTCAAGAGCTTCGTCTGCCGTAAACCAAGTTTCATCATCCATCCAATTACGGATTTCTGATTCGTCTTTACCTGTTTTACTTACATAGATATTTACAAGTCTGTCTCCCATCTTTTCCATTAGGTCAGCAGCCTTTCTCATATCTTTTGCACCTCCTGTCTCTCCACCCCATACATTATGAATCATAAACAAGCTATTCTGACTCATAGAAATCTCATCAGCTCCTAAAGCTATTATAGTAGCAATAGAGGCAGCAAGACCCTCGATTTGTGCGGTTACTTTCTGAGGCATACGCTTAATAGCGTCATGTATAGCAAGACCATCTATAACAGAACCGCCTGGGGAGTTTATTCTTAATAGAATATTCTCTGTGGATATTTCTTTAATTTCTTCAATAAAACTTTTGGAGTCTATACCCCATTGACCTATCTCATCATAAATAACTACTTCTGTAGAATTTTTAGATAGGTTTTTTATATTATACCAATTCATATCTTTTAAATTTTTAAAATTTGAATGTTCACGAACTTCTCCGTCTTTATAAGTAAACTTAATTACCATCTCAGTACCATCTTCATCTATCTGTGTTATATATAAAACACCTTTTTCGTGAAGCTCTTTCATTTCTGCCTCACTGAAGTTGTACTCATGGTCGTAATCAAGCTCATTTTTTTTATCAATACTCTCAAGCTTTCTTATAGCCCACTCAACTCCACTTGTCCCTCCCCAAGCATCCCACATTAGGCCTCCACAGCCCTCATCATAAGGCACATCTTTGTGTTGTTGATGTCTTTTAAATGATGCCATTCTAGCAATTGTATCTCTGCTTATTGGCTCTCTTTTTGCTAATTGATTTGCTCTTGCTTTTCCAGTTGCTTCTCCACAACTTCCCCATCCATTCTTTTCTACCCAAGCTAATGCTCTTTTAGCATTGTTACTTGCTCCTTGTGGATAGTCTGTATATGACGCTAATTCTTCTTCGTATTGTTTTGGTTTGCTATGTGTCCAGC